TGGTCTATGGGGAGCAATAACAAACACTAATTTACAATTATTACAACAGGCAGTATCAGGTTATGTGGAGGTAACTTTGAGTTCGGGTAATGTTGATCTAAGTTTAGCAGACGGATCGGCGACCGCGAATGGTAAGAATCTTTACATTAAAGTTATTGGAACTTTATCTGGTAATGCTACACTAACAATGCCGGCATCAACAACAGGTGGTAATGCAAACAGAGTATTTTTTGTAGAGGATGGAACTACTAGAGGTGGAGCTGGAGATAGCTACACAGTAACATTATTAACAACAGGAGCATCAGCGGCAAATCAAGTGCCTCTTCCAGAAGGTGCAACAGCTCTAGTTTATTCTAGAGGCAGTGTTCCATCTACAAGTTTAGGTATGTTACAAAAAGGATTTACAACTGTAATAGCCGCTAGCAAAACAACATACACAGCAGTAGCCGGAGATCAGATCGGTGTTGACACTGCTGCTAATATCGTAACAATTACATTGCCAGCCTCACCCGCACAAGGTGATGAGGTAACAATCATGGATGTATCAGCGTCTAATGGTTTTGGAACTAACAAATGCGTGGTTGCAAGAAACTCATCTAAACTTCAAGGCGGAACTTCAGATTTAGATCTAACCACAAACAACCAATGTGTAACATTAATATTCACAACTGCTGATAAAGGTTGGCAAATAAAAACCAATAGCACATCATAGGAGCTAAACAGATGGCTCTGACTCAAATCAAATTCGCACCAGGAGTTGATAAACAGGACACTAGCGTTGGCGCTATCGGTCGTTGGATTGACTCTGATAATGTTAGATGGAGATATGGATTACCAGAAAAGGTCGGTGGTTGGCAATCTTTATTATCTGATTCTATTGTCGGTGTGGTTAGAAAACAACATGCCTTTGTTGATACAGAGGGAAACAGGTATATTGCGATCGGCACAGATAAATTTTTACTTGTATTCTTTGAGGGACAATTATTTGATGTAACACCTTTGGCATCTACTATCTCATCAGCCACATTTACTTTTAATGGGACAACCACAATAACAATAACAACATCCTCTGCACATGGTTTAGAGGAGGGTGATATAGTTTTATTTGATTCTGTAACTCTACCAGGAGGAACAGGATTAAATGCATCAGACTTTGAGGATAAACTATTTCAAGTTATTACTACACCAACAGCAAATACTTTTACTGTAACCTTTACCAGTTCTGGATCTGCCGCATCAGGTGGTAGCGTAGATTTAAAACCATACGAAAGAGTGGGTCCTGCAGCACAGACTTATGGATATGGTTTTGGTATCAGTCAATTTGGAGGAACTGTGCAGGGAGCACAGACAACGACCTTGAATGGTGGACTTCTTGCAGACACAGCAGGTACCGGCGGATCGGGGACCGCGGTTACTGTTGCTAGCACAACTGGATTTCCTAGCTCTGGAACTATTGCAGTGGGTAATGAATTAATTACATACACATCAACAAATGCTACAAATTTTTTAGGTATCACAAGAGGTGCAGCAGGAACTGCAACATTGGGAACATCAAATGGTCAGGCACATTCCACTGGTGCAACAGTCACAAATGCAACGGAGTTTAGTGGATTTGGTAGCGCGGTTGATGCAAACACAACTGTTCTCGAACCAGGTCTTTGGTCTCTAAGTAATTTTGGTCAGGTATTGGTAGCGACTATCGCAAACGGTAAAACTTTTACATGGAACGCTGGTATCGCTGCAAGATTATCAACAAGAGCATCAACAACGACAACTGATTTTCAAACAACAAATAATCCAACAGCTACAAGGGTTACACTTATTTCACCAACAACAA